CACGTAGCGAACGCCAACGAGCACATCGTTCTTGCCGTACGGTTTCGGAATATATTGCAGAACGCACAGGCCGGGAATCTGCGGGTGATTCGAGAACAGTACCGGCAGGCCCGTCGCATTCATCGCAGCGAACAGGCCACAGGTTGCACCCTGCGCGTAGTCAGAGGCGTCCAGGCGCACCTGGTACCACTCAACGGCTTCGAGCACGATGCTGCCGTTTTGCAATACGCTCGCTTCTTCCATGAGATACGGTTTGATTACGTGCGCCATTATTGCACCACCACCTGCTTCGGGCCGGCCGTGTTGCCTGCTGTTTTCTCGATGCCGGCCAGCATCTTGCGAAACATTCCCACCACGTCCGCGTTCGCAAACAAATCCCGTCCACCCGACTGGCCCCACACGGCCACACCCTTGCGCCGCTCCTGCCACTCGGCGGCGCGAGCGTTGACACTTGCGGCCATCCGCTTCCGATAGCTGCCCCAGGCGTCGGCGCCGTCGCCGCCGCCCGCGTACATGCTTCCGGCGGCGAAGGCGCCAACCTGCATACGCTGGGCCTCTTTCTTGGCCTCCTTTTCGTCCTCGACAGCCTGTTTGACTGCGAACGCCTTGCTCACTTCGGCCTCTTTGAGCTTCTGGAGCACAGCCAGGCGATTCGCCAGCTCTTCCTGTCCCGCCTTTTTCGCGGCGTCAATTCGCTCCTGGTAGCTGGTCCTGATCTGATCCAACTGGGCCGCCAACTCGTTGCCGGCCGCTCGATACTGCTGCTGACGAATCTCGCTTTCCACAGCGGCCGCTTCGCGCGCCCACCGTTCCTGCTCTCTGGCCTTGTCTTCGGCGGCCTTCTTGGCTTCTTCGGCGGCCTTCTTGGCTTCTTCGGCGGCCCTCTTGTCAATCTCTTTCAGCTTGTCTGCCTTGCGGGCTTCGTACTCTATCTCGATGTCTCTTCTAATTTGTGCGTAAGCGTTGCGAAGTTCGCGGGATTGCTCAGCGCCAGGTGCGGCTCTGTACTGCTCCTCGGCTCTTTTGAGTGCCAGCTGCTTTTGTCGCTCAAGTTTGGCGACCTCCCGCTCGCGCTCATCGCTGATGCTCTCGATCCTGCGTGTTTCTCGCAGATCTTCCGATTGCTCGACAAACCGGCTCGCGGTTTGTGCGCGGGCCAAAGCGAACGCCCGTCCCTGCCTTTCTGCGCGCTTTGCTTCGGCAGCCTGCGCGTCTTTTATGTCGTCGCCGCGGGCCAATTTGATTAGGGCGCTGAGAGACCGGCCAAACACCGGGACGGCCTTGACCAATTCGTCGGCGTTCTGCGAGATGGTTTTTCCAAGCGCCTCGATCAGGCTGGAAAAGTTCTTCGCGGGGCCGTTGTAGTTTTCGAGAACAACGGCGGAAGTCCTGAACACCACGTCTACAGCCTTCAGCGCCGCGCCAATCTTGATGGCACCGCCAAGCCCGCCCATTACGTCGTCGCCGACGCCGGCCGCTTTCGTCTTTTGCGAAAAGTTGCGGAGCAGAGCCTCCGCACGGTCCAGCCCGGCCTGGAGCTTGGCAGTTTCGGCCGTCAGGGTGAAGATTACCTGGTTGTGGGTTCTATCCGCCATACAACTCTCGCTGCCTCTGTGCCCTCCGCTTCATTTGTGCGTGCGTCCGCTCGAAAAACGCAGGACTGTCAGTGCTAACCGGATTCTCTGCCTCGATCACGTCAATCATCCGGTCCAGCATTCCGTAATATCGCTCCATGTCCATCTCGTTCGGATCGAGCCCATAGAACCGAACGAAAAACGCGTCGTCTAGGAGCCAGTCGCAGGGCTCTGGCTCTCCGCTTTTGGGTCTTCGCCCTCGCCCTTCTTGACTACGGGCTTGAAGCCCCACATCCGCATTGCGACGCGCAGCAGCTCTGCATCGTCCAGTGCGTCAATTACCTCTTCGGGCACGCCCGCCTTTTGCAGCGTTTCGACCGCACGGCCAAACTCGAAGAGGCAACCCAGCGGGTAACTGGCCAGCCGCGAGTCGACGAGAAACTTGAGCAGTGTGGTCTTGCGCTCTTCGCCGGTTACACCAGCATCGTCGAGCGCGCGCACCAATGCCTGCCGGTCCTGCTCCACCCAAACAGCGTACAGCTCGCCGAGCAGCTTGCGCTTTGGCTTGGCAAGCGTGACTTGCCGGCCGTCGATAGTCACAACGATGGGTGCCGAAGTGGCCACGTCGAACATCTCAAAGCCTCCATCAAGATCCGCCAGATACGCCGGTCCACGCGCCGGTGCTGCGGAAATTCGCGGAAATCTCGCCGGCCCCGTCGCGCGACAGACTGGGCGAGACCGACGAAATCAGGCCGGTTCCAGAGATCGTCTTTCCGTTGGCCATCGTCAACGTAATGGTGCCCTCCCACCCGTCCCAGTCGCCGCTAATCGGAGGCAAATTGAGAACGAGCTCCGAACTCAGCTTTCCGGTGAAGCTCCCGGTCACTCGTCCGCCGGTCAACTTCGCCTCTTCCCAGATCTCGCCAAACGCCCTTGGAGCGACGGCAACATCCACCTCCACGGTGGCCTGCCACTGGGTGATTTGGAACTTAACGCCCGTAGGCCCGAGCGTCACCGATCCCTCATTCCCGAAATACGTAGCCATGGCTTACTCCTTATTCTGCTGCCGTGAACGGGTCGCCCTTAGCGTGCCGATACGACACGCGGAAGCGCAGCGTGATGCCCACGAATCCTTTTTCCTGCCACTTCTGGGGGCCAAGAATTTCAATGTTTTCCGCCAGCCCGCCAAGTTTCCGCTCGGCGAAAATTGCCTTCTCCAAATCCCCAGCCAGCCCATTAAGCAGCGTGTCAATCGGCTCGTCCGACTCGTCGCTATCGCTGACGCCGACATGCGCCAGGAATACGCACGCGCGGTGGTCGGCGTCGAAGGTACTCTCTTCTGGCTGCGGGTCTTCCTGCGTCAGCAAGCAAACAAGGTGCTCGGGCGTCCAGTTTCCGAACTTCGTCGGCCGCTTGACGCTGGACAGGGTGACGGTGTAGCCGTTCGCCGCCGTTACGGTTTCGAGCCGCGTCTTCAGGGCTTGGGCGATTTGCTCTAAAATTGTATAGCTCATGCCACTTTACCCTGTGCAATAAGTACCGACACCTGTCGCCGCATTTCCATTGCGTTGCGTTCCCCAGCCTCCTTGAGCGTTTGTGCCAGCAGCCCCGGAGCGTGCTGAGCCACGCCAGGAACACTCGGACCCATCAGCTCCTTGATGGGCAGCCGTCCGACGCGATCCAGGCCGGCGGCTTCCGCCGCGCGAATCCGCTGCACCGTTCGCAGCTTCACCCGGCCGGTGATAATTGCTGTCGCCGACTTGAGCAGACCGCCGCCTTTGGCCTTGGCGCGGACAAACGCCCCCTTGTGGCCCGTTTTCATCTGGGTTACGAACGCACCCGGAACGGATGTACGCTTTGAGCCCTTGCCGATTCGATAGCTCACACCCTTTTTGTTCTGCTTCGCCCCGAACTTAATCAACGGAATCCTCTTGCCGGTAATGAACACATCGGCACGCAGTCGCCTGGTGCTAGCCTTGACGATCCTGATTCCTTTTCGGATGTCGGCCTGCTTGATGGCCACTTCAGAACTCACGCCTTTGACGACTCTCGTCTGCACCCAGCTTGCCGTCTTGTTCAGCGACCGCGACACAACTACGGGCAACAGATGCTGCTTGTTTTTGAGCCCAAGCATCACCTCTTCGAGCGCGCCGCGTTCTGCGGATATGGAGATGGGCATCATCACCATCACCGCACCTCCAGTTCGAGCATCCCCTCATCGTGCTCGCCGACGATCTCGCCCACCAGCCGGGTTACAACCGGCCCGCCGCACCGCTCGGCCACGTCTACGCGGTCCCGGCCTGTATCAAGCTGCGCAGAACTGATGCCGAGCTGTGGATGGTTGGCGACGACGATAGACAGCTTGGGCAGCAGTACACCAACGTCGTCCATCAGCTCGCGCGGCCGGCGCGTCACGATTGCCGTAATCTCCCGCGGCATGCCATCGGCAGGGCGGTAAACGATCCGCTCGCCGAAGTCGGCGAGCATAGCCAGCGTGTCGGCGGCAAGGTCAATCGCCATGTACCACCGCCTGCGGAACGATCCGCCGCACCTTGGTCCCGAAGTTCTGCAAAGAGGTAGCCAGTACCTCGAAGCTCTGCTGCTCCAACTCCCACCGCCGGGCGTCCCGACAGTTCTGAGCCAGCTCCCGTCCGTCGTAGTCGTGCACGCCGCGCCAGTCGGCCCCGTACACGTCAACCGCCGACGCGCCCAGTGAATGGGCCAGAGTTATGGCCGCGCAAATTGAATACTTGAACCTGGCCGGAACGGTGCGCAGCTCGAACGCGATTCCTGCGTCCACCTTCTCGGGGGCAATGTGCCGATGCCGTGGCCGGGGCTCGGGCATATCGCCGACGAACCGCTGAACCTTCACCCACTCGGGCGTTTGGCAGAGGATCGCGGGATTGCCCAGCGGCTGGCAGTGGAAGAACGGCGTGGCGTCGAGCATGCACCAGTAGTCGCAGGGAAAGTAGCCAGCCGCGCGGTTGACCCCGATCACAAGGTCATAGCCGTCGCGGCCGGGAAACTGAGTCAGCGACGGCCCAGGGCAGAGCACCGCCGCGCGGATAGCTCTCCGGGGTTGCTTCGCTGTTGATACGCACATGCCGCCCTCGTAAAAGCAACCCGGCGGGCGGTTGGCATCATGCGCCGCCCGCCGGGTGGTCCCAGGAAGATTCCATCAGCGCCCGCCCTTGAGGCGAACATGCCCGGTCGTCGCAGCCGTGGTGGTTGCGGCGTCGGCCACGCCGGCGGTAATCGCGCCGGTCGAGGTCGCATTGTCGAACTTTCCGGACGTGTTGAAATAGAGCTGCGCGCCCTGCGTCCACGCCCCGGTTTCCTTGGGCAGCGCGAATACGCCGTCCAGATCCAGAGTGCCGGTCGCACCAGCAGCAATGTCGGTCACGGCCACGCCGACCAGCACACCAACAGCAACGGGAGTGCCGGCCGTGATCGTGGTGGTTCCAGGGTTGGTGTAGGCAAGGAACTTTCCGTCTCGCAGTTTGTTGGTCATTTCAGTTTTCTCCAAGGGGGCGGCCCGCCGAAGCGGGCACGCCCGTTAGCTTCGGTCACGCGCCGGGGTTGTAGTACAGCCCGCGCCAATCCAGCGCCTTGGCGGTGCAGACGTGCCTAATGAAATACTCCCGCTTGTCGGGGCTCGTGCCGTCAATCGTTTCGAGCGTCGGCGACTCGTAGCCCGCCAGGAATGCCACCTCGATCGTATCGATCATGCCGGGGTCGCAGGCCAGATACCACTTGGTAGTGGAGTGGGCATCCAGCTGAGCGTTGTAGATGGGCGTCAGCTTGCCCATCCAAATGTTCGCCACGCCGGCGTTGTTGCTGGCCGGGTTGGCGGTCGAGTTGAGCAACTCGTCAATCGTTCCGCTAAGCGCCCACGGAGCGAGGATGTAACTCGGGACCAGATTGAGCTTGACATCAGAGCTGATTCCGGTCTGGGTTGCCATCGCAGTCCGCGCCGAGTTCAGGCGGGCCACAGTGGGCGCGCCCTTGTCGGCCGTGGTGGTGGCGATGTTTCCGTGGCCTGACGCGAACAGGGGAACGCCGTCGCCCATATTCGCATTGCCGGTCAGCACACCAAATGCCAGCGCATCCTCAGCACGCCGGGCGGCAATTACCATCTGCGCCGGAATCCGAAGGAACGCGGAGAGGTCGTCGTTGATTATCGCTTCCCAGGTCAGCGAGAACTTCTTGCCGCGCTTGGTGAGCGTGTAGACTTCCTTCCGCTCTCCGATCGTGAATTCAGAATATTCGTCGCCCTCACTGATGGTCGTCAGATTCGGCACCTCGCCGAAGCTCACGCGCGAAACCTGCTTGAAGTCTGGCGCAGTGCCTTTGACGCAGAACAGGGGCCACTGCGGCGTAACTTCCTGGTACTGGCGGGTGAGCGACTTGTTGAGCACGTTCGCAAGCAAGCTCGGGAAGTCGCTGGTGCCGTGCGAGGCGACCACGCTGCGGTCGAAAATCATCTGGGCGATTCGGTTGCGATGCACGCCCTCGACCGGCACGCCGTGCGCCCGGAGGAAGTCGCGGCAAATTTCCACCGCGTGCTTACCGGCGAACGCCTGGGCGCGGGGGTGGGGCTTGCGTTCGACCATGTTCCCGTTGCCGTCGTCCTCGGCCAACTTCAGCCGCTCGCGGCGCATGGGTTCCAGGAGCAGGGCGTCGGCACAGGCGAGCCCGATGGTACTGCGGTTGAGATCCTCACCGACCTTGATCTGCAACGGCCTCTTGTTTTTGGCGAGCTTATCCAGGATCGCGTCCTTTGCGGATTGAAGAGTCGCGCCGCTCTTGATCTGAGTTTTAGCCCAGTCGAGGCCCAGGCCGTACCGCTTGGCAAGACCCAGAATGCTCAGGGCGCGGGCGGGTTTTTTCTCCTCGTCGTCCTCTTCGGAATTCTCGTCTTCCTTTTCCTTTTCCTCGTCCTCAGCCTCGGTACCATTGGACTTCTCGTCTTCCTTTTCCTTTTCCTCGTCCTCGGCACCCTTGGTCACCTCGCAGGTGCACTCGTCCTCCGGTTTTCCGCATTCGTCACAAAGCCCGTCACCGTCCTCATCCACGAAGGCTTTGAAGGCCTTGGCAATTTCAGCGGCCATTTCGGCCTCGGTTCCCGTCAGCGAGGCCATATAACGCAGTGCGTCAGTGTCGCTGGCGGACGCCTTGAGCCCTATGGACTCAAGATACTTTCGCAGTAATGGATTCATTGGAATCCTCCTTATGTAGTAAAGGATTCTGGCCGGCAACACGCCGCCAGCTTATTGGTTTCTTTGAGGGGTTCAGGCTCTGCGCCCGAAGCCTTCGCATCACGTCGTTGATCGCCATCACGCCGTCCACAAGCCCCAGCGATTGGGCGTAGCGGCCGACATGGACTCGCCCGTCATTCACGGCAGCTACCTTCTCGGTTGACCAGCCTCGCCCGCGCGCAACGGCATCCACAAAAGTCTCGTTGAGCTGGTTGACTTCCCTCTGGAACTCCGCAAGCTGCTCGTCTGTGACTGGCGTGCCCGGAGTGCCCGCGCCCTTGTTGTCGCCGGCTTTGACCACGTGGACCTTTACGCCCATGTTTTCGGCAGCCTTGCTGTAATCGGGGACAACCAGATACACGCCGATGCTGCCGACCATCGCGTCCACGTCGGAATAGATTTGGTCCGCCTGAGAAGCAACGTAGTACGCAGCCGAAGCGCCCATGTCGCTGATATAGGCCGTGACCGGCTTCTGCCTGCGGGCCTCGAAAACCGCATCGGCCAAGTCAGACACGCCCGCCACGGTCCCGCCAGGCGAATCAATTCGCAGCAGGATCGCGTTGACGGCGGAATCGGCGGCGGCCATTCGCACTTTGCGTTCGATGGTGGGCATCGTGGCCCCTCCGAAGATCATGGTGTAGAGCGTCTGGCCCTTGGTCATTACGCCCGCAATATCGATAATTGCGACGCCGTCCCGAAGAACATACTGCTCGTCGTCCGTCGGCCGCGCGGCCTGCACGGTGATTTCCGCGTTCGGCTGAAACAGCGGCGCGAAGTGCCGGGGCTCAATTGCCCAATACGTCTCGGTGCGGGCGAAGCTATGGTGTCGCATTGGTTGCTCCCTTTTCCGCAATACCAAGCCGATTCATCTCCGCGTCCTCGTCTGCCAGCTGCTGGAAAGTCTCGCGCCAGTCCTCGCCTAGCTCGTTGAGGATCGTCCGCCGCGTGGTGAGCTTGTTTCGCAAGGCAGTTTCGGCAGCAGAAGCCTGGTTCGCTGGATCAATCCACGGCTTGGCCTGCGGTCGCCAGTCGGCTTCCAGATACGCCTCCGCAAGCTCAGGGTCAGCCTCGAATCCGGGGGCCTCGAGCAGCCCCTCCAGGATCGCGGCGGTTATGACCGCATCGCGAACCGGCTGGCAAAAAACGTCCACCATTTCCCACTGCTCGGGTTCGGTCTCGTAATCGCGCTCGATCATTCCCTGCCGCTGACCACTGTACGTGTTGCCGCTGAAGTCGCGGGAAACGGTCGGGTAATCGAGCCCCGCACCGGCGGCGATCTGGTTCAGCTGTGCTTTGACGAACGGATCATACAGATCGCCCGGCCGCTTGGGGTCGTGCCAACTAATCTTCTCGCCGGGGTTCAGACGCTGAATCATGCCCGGCTCAAATTCCATCAAAGGCGAGCCGTTGGCGTTGCTTGCGTCGTCGCCCGGCGCGATGGCCGCGCCGTATCCGCCGTCACCCAGCGAGGCGTCTGCCTCGATGGCCGCGCCGAAGCAGGCTTCCATCCTGGCGGCGACCAATTGGTACTCGTCGTACAACTGAAGGTGCCGGAGCTTTTTGAGCACCGGGGCAAGCTTGCTGTATCCGTGCGTCTGTCGCGGCCGGTCCCAGCGGGCGTAGTGGCAGACGTCCTCCGCGAGAATCCGCTCCGACTTGTACTGCCCCTTGAAGATGCCGCCGGTGTCCAGCGGGTGCCCCTCGGTATAAATCCAGTAGGCTACAGGTGCGCCATATTTGTCAATTTCGATGCCGTTGCGGACCTCGTTTCCAGTAATCGGGCTCACAAATATGGTCCGGTCCAGCATCTCTGGCTCGACCGCCTGGAGTACTATCCGCGGCACGCCGGGGCGCTTGTCGGTCATGCGAATTATGACCAGCCCCTCGCCCACTTGCACCTTTTCGGAGATGAGCATCGACTGGAAGCCAACGAAGGACTTCTTCCGCTCTATGTCACAGTACTTGGCTCTGCACCACTTGGCCCAAAGCCGATCCGCTGCCTTGTTGAACTCCTCGAACGCCACGCCGGTTTTCGGGTCACGCGCGTTGGCCCGGCAGAAAATTCCGGTCCCGACCACATGGCGCCGGTAGCCACTGACGATTGATGCCGCCGCCCAGTCGTCTCGCACCGCTGCGCGGGCCCGGGCATTCAGCGCATCCATGTCCGCGATAATGGCGGCGTCCGCGGAGCTGTTGCGGCTGGTCCAATCGAAGGTGAGGCGGTTCTGCTCAGCGGCCCCGAAGACGCTGGCTTGGTGGCAGCGCTGCATGCGCAGGCGGTCGATTGCCCGCCGTGACGCCCAGCGTGGCGACAGTACACTAATGACCCGGTCTATGCGTTCGCCTAAGCCCATCAAGGCCCTCGGAAGCGACCCAGCAAGGCCCTCCGGCCGGAGGTTGATGCCTTGATGACGGCCTCCAGCTTCGCTTCGTGCTCAGCTAGATCCTTGAGGCTGTGATAGGTAACGGAACGGCCGTTGATCGAGTACGAGGCAATGCCGCCCTGAAGCAGCTTCAGGCGCGCAGCTCGTAACAGCGTGAGTTCCTCTTGCGCCTCGGTTGCCGTCATACCTCAAATGTACAGCATAAAGGGCGTGGGGCGTGGGGAAGGTGTACCCGAACGGGTACTAAGCAAAAATAGTTGCGTTTTTGTGAGTCGCGGCCTAGGCGGGCCGGGCACGGCATGTCGCGGCCTGGAAAGGTGAGACAGCGCATTAGACCCGCTTCGGCGGGTCTTTTCATTGGATAGGCACGATGAAATACTTGAGGCTGACGACCGCCTTGAACGAACGCCCGCAACCAGGCGCATCGCAGCGCATGTACCGCACCTGCTCGCGCGTGCAGTTTCTGTGCACCTGTGCCGAGTGGCAGTAGGGGCACTCGATCCGCTCAGTGCCCGCGTTGACGTGGATGTTCTGCACTTCCGCCGTGTTGATTGATAGGGATTCCGCCATCATAGCTTCACTCTCAACGGGCGAACAGCCCATGCGTCGTGCCTGGGCTTCTGTTGTATTGTAGCGGGTGGCCGGGCCGCTTTCCGCGCCACCAGCAACGGGGCCACGTGCGGCAGACGCGAAGCCGCATAGGCGTATATCTCCCAATCGAGATCATGGTCCTGCCCGAGCTGCACCCACTCATTCACGAGCCGGCCCTTGATTTTCTTTTCCTGCCTGGCCCACGAGGTAATGGCCTTAAGGTACTCGGGCTCGGGGTCCGCGTGAATTCGCCAGCAGCGCGGTTCACCATTGGGAACAAGGATTCGTTCGTGGATGTGCTCCCGCAGGCGGTTGGTGTTGACATGCCACAAACTAAACCGCCGGCCCCTGTACTGGCCCTTTTCCCGCGTCTGCTCCGACTCTTTAACGAGGAAGTCCCGGTCACTTGGCGTACCCTTGCACGGGGCACAATTCCGGCGCGTAAGGCAGTAATCGTAAACTACCTCCTCGTCCCAGCCCGAATCAATCAGGACCATACGCACCGGGAAGCCACCGTAATCGACCGCGAAAAATTCGTCGAGCAGGGCAAGGCTGCCCTGTTCCCGGTCCAGCTTGAACCGCAGCACGAGCCAGGATCGACCCTCGGGCCCCCAGGCGCGAACGCCGCCGTAGACCCAGCGCTTCATGACGTCGGCCCCGCCGGTCAGCAGGATCGTTTCCTCGGGCACCGTGCCGGCCGGCCGGTCAGTGTCAACGCAGGCGGCCAGGGCCGTCTCTGGAGGGGCCTCGCGCCGGGGCTTCCACAGCCTGGCCAGCCGGCAGGTGGTGAACACCTTGAGCGCGTCGTCATCTTCCTGGGCCGCAACCCACTCAGAGGCAAGCTGGCCCCAGGTTACCCACGGGCTGTATAGTGCTGACCACCAGAACCCCGCTACGCGAGAAGTCGGGTTTCCCTTCCGCCACTCCACCCGCCGGAGCATCGCGGGCTTGTCTGTCTCGACATGCTCGTGGCCGCACGCGGGGCAGACGTACCGGGCGGTAGCCTCGGCCTCTTCCGGCGTCTGCCCCGTGTAGCGTATATGCTCCCATTCCAAGATGTGCAGATGGCCACACGCGAGGCAGGGCACGTAGGGCTTACGCTGGTCGCTCTTTTCGTACTCCGAGGCTATCTCGCTGCTGCCTTCGTCGGTGCAGGTCGAGCTTATCAACAGGGTGTGATTCCAATAGGTGGTTACGCGCTGGCGAGCGAGGTCCAGCGGGCGGCCCTCCTTGTTCGGCGGAATTCGGTCAACCTCGTCAAGCCACACGTAGCGAAAGCTGCCGGAGCTGAATGGGTTTTCCGAGTTGCCGCCGCGGATCAACAAGAGCATGTTGGGGAATGTCTTAGACAGCACGCTCTTGCGGTGGGTGCGAGCCGTACCGATAGCTGCCTTGGCGCTCAGCGCCGGGCAGGCGACAATCATGGGCTCAAGCTTTTCGGTCGAAAACTCCGTGGCCTTGTCCTCAGTGGGGTATATTACCAACGTCCGGCCGGGGTCGTAGTGGATGATCTTGCCGATCCAGTTTACGCCGATGGTGGTCTTGGCGCTCTGCGTGCTGGCCCACAGGACCACCGTGCGGTACTCGCCGCTGCCCAGTACGTCTTGCGGCTCTTGGATCAGCGGGAAGCGAGACGTTCGGAATGGGCCGGGCTCCGCGTCGGCGGCCGGCAGAACGCGGTAGCGATCCGCCCACTCGCTCAGCGTCAGCGACGGCGGCCAGCGCCAGGCGTCGGCCACCGCCTGGAGTTCAGGGGCTTTGCGGAGCGCCAGCATGAGCATGCATCCTTGCCTTTGCTAGATCCCACTCTTCCGCTCAGGTGCAGCCACGCGGAGATTCGCATGAGCACCATTGCACACCGGGAGCCCTTGCTGAAGTCGAGCACGGCCATCACTCGGCCTCCTGTGTAGGCTCGTCCGTAAGCGCATCTTCAACCTTTCGTGCCAGGTTCTCGCAGATCGCGCGGAGGCGTTCGTCGAGCAACCGCGCGATTGTTTGCACGTCTTGACCTACAAGGCTGGGGGCCAAGCCAGCGCCGACGCCTTGTAGTGCCACCCTTGCCTCCGTCACCCGGTCCGCCCACCAGCTCGCGGCGGAGGCGGTTTCGATGTACTGGCCGCGCTTTACGGCCAGATCGTGCTCGTTAATCAAGGCCAGCGCCCGCTGGTTTCGTTCGCGCCAGTCCACGCCGTCGGTGTCGCCGGCCGCTTGCGCCTCGCGCCAGGCAATCACGGCCGTGAGGTTGTAAGTACCGTCTGGATTCCTGGGGCAGTTGCCTCGCTTGACCCACAGGCCGACAGCTTGCGGAGTCACCTGCCAAATACGGGCGATCTCGCTCGCTGTCAGCGCCCCGAAAGCGTCCGTCCTGCGTGGCCTGTGCTTGTCTTTACGTGTCTCCGCCATAAGTCCGTACGCCGCTTGTGGTTGCAAGTAAACTGGATATTTATGTCCTGAAATCTGGACAATTAGCGGGCTCTTCGCGACCGTACTTAACACCCCCCCGGAAGGACCCTGGGGCGGCCTATTTGAGGCTGTACACGTACATCGCAACCACCGCATAGGCCCCGAACCCGATCAGCACCAGGGCCAGGGCCACGAACCAACCGGGCAGCGCCTTACCCAGTCCCGCATCTGGGTACCCAGGATAGGGACGTCCGCAGCCTGGGCACGCCTTGGCCTTCTCGTACACCTCTTTACCGCACGACATGCATTTAATCACAGGGCTTTTCCTTTCGTCAGAATATCTTAATCTGCCCTTGCAATACCTGTGATATATTAGCGACGCAGGGCCAGCCGGGGCAAATCGTCTTCCGCCGAACCACGGGAACGGCGCTTGTAGCTTCCGTGCCTGCACAATCATGCTCGCCTCCTACTATACAGCAGCGACCGGTGATTCTCGCGCGCCTGCTGCTCCATGCGTATTCTCCGAAGCAGCTCATCCCACAGCGCGATTTCAACCGGCGTGGCCTCGCGGCGCGTGCCATCCTCGCTGATCAGAAACGACTTGCTCAGCCCGCGCTGAATTCGAAAACCGAGTGCTTCGTAGGCCGCCTGAGTGTTAGAGTTCACCATTTGCCTCCTTGCTCCACCGCGTAAATCACTTTCGCCCACGCCGCGAACTCCGCCCGTCGCGCGTCCGCCTTCCATTCGTTTTCGCGCTCGCCCGCTCGTGGCACGGACGATCGCCGCATTGGACGCACACTGACCCGCGATAGACGTAGCAGCCGTCGCAAACCCATGCCCCGCACTGTCTGCACTTGATCAGTTGTCCGTGTGGCAACTCACAATTGCAGATCGAGCATTGCGCCAACTCGTCCGGGTCAAGAAAGTCGGATATGACGCGCATCAATTCAGCCCCCGTGCTTCCAATGCCTCGCGGAGCTTCGCCAGCGCCCGCATCTGGATCTGTCGCACGCGTTCCCTCGTCAGGCCTACCGCCGCGCCGACCTCCTCCAACGTGCGATTGTCCCAGTACCGGCCGAGCAGCACCTTGCGTTCGCGGTCGGTAAGCACGTCGCCGGCAAGCGTGTCACGCAGCGCCTGTAAATCGAACGAGCGATCAAAGTCGGGCACGTAAGACCCCTCTATGGGCCGCTGGCTCTTGTCGCCGTGCGCACGAAGCCGCCCCACCACCGAAAACGGCACAAACTGCCGGCTGGCCACCTCTCGCAGTTGCATGAACCGCCGCAATGCGCTCTTGACGTAGTAGGTGGCGAACTTACAGCCCAGTGCCGGATTGAAGCGCCGCACGCAGCTCAGCAAAGTGAACCGCGCTTCCGCAAGCGATACGTCCAGGTCGCGCACCAGCCCGAATCTATTCGCGGCGTAGACCGCCAGCCCGTCGTTGGCCGCCACCAGCTCCGACTCCAACTCACGCACCCGTGACTCCCAGTAGGGCCGCCGCGCCCGCTTCGCCCTCTCCAGATTGCCGCGCGCAGCCAACAGGGCAACAAACAGCTGCGTGTTCTTGTCGTGTTCCGATGTCATCGGGTTGCTCATCTACGCCTCCTCCTCTCTCACCAGCCGTACCCGGATCGGCCCGCCGCCGGGTTCGAGGTGGAGGGACGGGTCGGTGTGCTCCTCGAAATGCTTAGCCCCAAACACGCCGATAGGATCGCTCACGGGATCGTCCCAGACAAAATCCAGCTTTCTGGGTCGGCCCCAGAATAGTATGTATGCGTCGATCACGTCGGAGCTGGCCCGCTGCGATCCATCTCTTGCCAGCCAGAACGTTATACCCCTCGCCCCGGCCTTCTT